CAAAGTGAGTCACTATTTTACGCCAGCCGCAGGCTGAGCGAGCCACTATTTCATTCATAAATAGTAAGGAGAATGTATAAGATTGTATCAGTCTCGCTGGTTATTCTTATTATGGGCGGATTCATCTTTGCAGTAGAAGCCTTATATGGAAACATCAAAGGTACCGGACTTGCCTTTATAGGTATTTGTACAGGCGTTGCAAGTATCTGTTTAGTCACAAATGTAGATGCTATACGTGAGATATCTTCCGGATTTAACCAAATAGAGAAGTTTATCACATTTGATACGACGTTTACTGATCTTAAGATAGACGGGCATATAACAGGTACTGTATCCTAAATCATAATTAGAGGGGGTCGTATGATACCATTCCGGTCTTTTATGATAGTTCTCATTATTACATTATGCGTTTTATTTGGTCTGTATAAACTCAAAGAAGGGCTAAACTTTAATAATATACCCCAAAACTATTTACAATTGAGCGGAACAGTCTATCTAGCACCACCATATGTAGGAAACATGACATCCAGCGGATTCACTATGTCTGGAACTAAGCATGGTTCAATAAATTAGTAATGTAAATATTGTTAATAATTAGAGGTTCTGATGCGCCCGGTAATTCTTTTGGTTTTGTTTACCATCCTCTTGGGATGTATCTTTGAATTGCTAAAAGCACACGTTTCACCGACGCGGGCGTTTATGATCGGCTTAATCATCACGCTCGGCATTACGTTTGCCACTTATAAACTAAAAGAGGGACTCAACTACGCGTTCTACCCCTCCCAGTTAAGAATTAGCGGAAATGTATATGCCGGTACTGGCTCACCAATGGGCAACCAGTTTTTAAGTAATATATGGATGGCACCATTAACCTTTGAGTCAGGCAATGCTTATGGTAATTTTAACTACCAACCCTACTCTGGCAATCCTTGGAGTTAAGTGTATAGTTAAATTAGGGGGCTATGGAAAAGCCGATAGGTACTTTAATTCTGTTTACCATATTCTTGGGAGGATTCTTTGAACTGTTTAAACATACTCTTTCACCTTCCCGAGCGTTTCTCGCTGCAACCATTCTAGCAGTATGTATAACATTTACGACATTTAAGTTAAAAGAGGGGCTTGACCAAAATACAACGTTTGATAATCTAGAACTAAGAGGAAATGTATACAGCGGCGGTGGACAATTCTTAGAAAATGTATGGTTTAATCCGCTGAAGTTAAATGGACGTGCATTTGGCACTCTCAAGTAATCTACAATTTTTAACATCGTTTAATTCTATTAAATGATGTTTCATATACTGACAATTGGAGTTTAATCCAGTGCCATTTTCATACTGCTAGGCAATTCATCTTCCCGCAGTGTAAATCCCGTTGTTTTCCGATTTTGTAACGGAACCCCGTTCACGTCTAGAACTATATAATTCGGCACCTCCGCCTTTGAACCAACAATCATATCCGACGAAGGTTGAATTCTACCTGTAGCCGAATCGTAATACGTTTTAATAATATTGACATTCAACGCTTTTGCAAGTTTTATCCAGTCCTCCTGTGTACCGTTAAATGGTTGATCCGGCTTTACAAATCCTGCTATACGCATCGTCTCGTTGAGAAATGCGCGGCGATCCAATGCTAAATATGGACTTACTACAATACGATAGAGCGAATCCTTCCAATCCTCGGGCAATTCAATAGATGACTCGTCAACCCCTACCTCTTCAGGATAGGTCAATCCCGCTGTATAATCTGTTGGCTGACGTTTAGTATATCCTAAAATATCATATAACATCTGACTTCCACGACCTAGTGCCGAAAACAGTAGCGATCCATCTTCATAACGGAATTCATTTCCCTGTAGTGGTTTCAAGCGGCTTACCGTATGACCAAGGATTTCCATCGCCCTGCCAAATGTACGTAAGAGCTCATCCGTCAGCCGTGCCGACATCAAATGAACCGGATCTACTGACTTATACCGCTCCGTTGCGGTTGTATGTATGAGGCACTGTCTGAGGGGCGGATTCGTCTCCGTCCACGAACATCCCTCAATACAATCAGACTTCTTCGTAATCTGCGTACAGTCACGACGTAGTACCGATGGCTTAGACGGTGCACGATTATCATCCCGTTTCACCCACTGGTTTACATACGGATAGAGAAGCGCATCTAGACGGCGCTGGAGTTCAAACAATGGTAAACGACGACGGGCAAGGCGCAATTTCTCAATCTGCCCCTTGAGTCTGCGACCCTGCTCCGTATTTGCAAATAAAAATTCTGATAACGTAATTCGTAAATGCTGATACGCCTCCTCCAACTCTTCCTCCTTCGTCGCCGTCTCTAGCGACTTTGTAGACGCAGAGGGAGCCATCAAGGCGAGATCCGAAGCCCACGGCTCCGTACCCTTCTTAAGAGGCAACGACTTCTCAGCCGCTAACTCCGCATAGGTAGGCTCTTTCAAGAGCGGGTTATCTTTGCTCAAGGGGGCAATAGGAATTGTGATACCGCACAGTAAATCTATCCCAATATAATTTGCGTTCGTATCATCTGTACGTAGGGCTTTAGGGCGGATTGCCTCGCAAGGAATCTTCCGTTTCGTACACGCATCTAGAATATCTGTATACGCTTCGCCAACAGTCTCCAACGTAGGATAAGGGAGCAGTGATTCTTCGCCATACATACTTACGCACTCCGGTAAGATAAGTCCGTCATCAATACACGGTATATAGAGTTTTGACCCGTCGTTTTGTATCTGAAGAATTCCAACAAGCCGATTGCTACGATCGCGCAGAAGTTTGGTCTGTCGTGTTATAAGTTTCTGTGGATATTCAATACTGTTCAAATCGGTTATGCTGAGAGGAGGATACTCCATCTGACGTACAGGCAGCCACGGATGAATCGGCGGAACGGATCGTCCACAACCCTCCTCCGATACATATTCATTAATAAATGTCTTGAGTGGTACTGCTATCTTAGCGGGCACCATATCCATCGCCGGCGATTCAAACTGAATCACACCGAACATTTTCTTATCCGTCAAGGTTTTGCCGTCGTATAAAACAAGCGGATCGTAATTTCCTGTCACTTCATCTTCTACAAGGAATAAGAACGGGGGACGATGAGTCTTATTATATATAGAAATGCCAAACTGAGGGCATATGAGTGTTGGCTCCTCATTCTTATTTTTCGGAACTCTAATACGTACTAAAAGAACGCCAAACTCTGTAAACAATCCTGGTATTGCTAACAATGATTCCCAGAGTCTGAGTTCCTTCGGCTCTTTCGTATCGGCAACATACGCCTTAAATTGGCGCCAGGCGTAATAGAACTGCTTTGCCGCCGCCGGTATCTCGCCGCCCCCCGTGGGCAGCAAATCCATCATTTGACACCACGCTTGAATATCGCCGGTTGTTGCCTCGGTGTCCTTCATTGTTGCGAATTCGTGTACAAGCGTTCCGTAGTTTGCCTGTTCAAATGCACGGGCGGCAAACGCCTCTTGGGGTCCGCTCAACTTCGCCTCCAAATACGTCTTCATCTGGTCCTCTGATTGTATAAAGTTTGCATCGGCAGGGGTAATCAATTCGTTTGTAGCATAATTCGCCCACGCTAGCAGAGCTAGAAAATTTCTACCTGGCTCTCTTTGCGAGTGACCGATGCCGTAGCGTATAAACGCCTGCGCTGCCGTCGTATTTTCGCGGTAAGGAAGTAAATGCGAATTGGTCTCCTCCTGTCCTACACCGCGATTCTTCGTCAGAAAATCATCAGGATTCTGTCCTAAGAATTTATTTACCGACGCTGGCGGGATGGCAATCGCTCCCTTCTCTAACTCAAACCAGTCCAACTTAATACGACCTATTACGTTTTGATTCGGAATATACCAAGATTTGGCGGCGGCGGAAAACGGCTTACTACGATTCACAATATCCTTCACGGGCTGGGGTGGGGGGACGGGCGCTGGTGCCGGCTCGGCGGCAGGCTCCTCCTCTCTTCCTATTACCATCTCTCTCTGCTTCGCATCGTCTGGCAAAGTCAGACGTTTCGGCTCTACAAAACAGCACGGTAACGCATACTTATCAGGGTGAAAGAGACCGCCTAAAAATCCTGCATACTTTGCGACTTTGCCCGAGTCCGCCGATGTAGGACGTTGTAAAACCGTCTCTCCTATTGCCGGATCAAGTGTATTCGCAATCTTTGTTCCACGGCAGAAAGGGCACGAATTCGGCGCTTTCGCCTTACCGTCATATCCTAAAGTTCCCTCGTAATCTATTTCAAGAAGCGGTAAGTCGTCACGAACACACCAAAATTCCGTACAAATATAATTATTCATATGTTTCGCATCGGTGCCCGTCTGAGTTACAATCCATATCGGTATTAATTCCTGCTCTTGCATAAGTCGCTCAATCTCCGCCTTATGAGCCTTTACCGGCGACTTATCAATCTCGGTAATACTCCTCTGCCCCTTCTTGTTCGCCTTCAAAGGAAATCCTAGCCTGAGAACAATCTTCTCATTCTCTAAAATTTCCGTAGGCGTACCCTTACGCTGATCTACCGCCGTACCGACCACCGATTTATACGCCTTCTCCTCTCTCGGTGCCAACGGAATTTCTATCCACCGTACCCTATCGCCATATAAGGCTTTCGCTCGTTTGTAAGCCTCCTTTGAGAGCACATTTGGCTGTCTACTCTGTGCCGACTGGCACTGACGGCTATATAACTTTGTACGCGCATCACTCGTATCCGTATACTGAAATAAATCAATATCACGGCTTTTCAATTTATTCAGATACCACTCTTTTGTAATCTTTTCCACCTTTTCATCTGGTGCTAGCGCACTAGGAGCCGCGACCGCCCGTTGTGGCGCTAACTGCTCCTCAGCGGCTTCTTCCTCCTCCTCTTCCTCTTCCTCTTCTTCTTCCTCCTCGCCCGTCCCTTCTACGCCCTCTAACATATCCATCAATCCGTAATCAAACGCCTGCTCAAGCTCTGCCGGTGGCTCTGGTGCCGTCTCTTTTGCCGTATTTGCCTCCGTTTCTGCGACCGCCTCAGTTGTCGCCTCAGTCGTTTCTACTTTGAGAGCATCTGCGCTTTCTGACAAAAAGAGAGTCATTAGTGTGAGCATACGTTCTAAATCTCGGCGATTCTCGCAGCTTGTAATCAAAATACGATATTTCGGATGCTCATTATAGATACGTATTGCCGAGCCGACATTATACGCGGCGACCGTAGTATCTTCTTCACTCTGCGGAGGTGTTTTAGCACTACATTTTGCGTCGCGAATGGCTAAATCCTTAATACGTAGTTCGTTGCCGGTTTCACTCTTATACGTAACTACATATTCGGAATGGCGACGTATCCAGTCGTCTTCCGCCTGTGCCGCCTCCTCTGGCGAAATACCAAACTCCTTCACGAGTGCTCGCACGTAAGCACCCGCCGGCACATCCGCATCCGTCTTGGATCCGCGATTAAGATACAGTAGCGTGAGATAGTTCATAACTGGATCGCTGGTTTGTACATAATTGCTGACGCCCTTGTATCGTAAAATGAGTGCCGCCTGCGGCGTCTCGTCCTCCAACGGCGGATCTATAGAAAACAGTGGTGAAAATGTATCTACACGATTTATGAGTTCTACCTTACCTGGCTTTCGTCCCGCTAGACTTGTATTAAATTCGTATTCCGCCGTCAGATCGCAGAGCTTAATATCGGCGGGTTGAATACCCTGCCACGGCGTACCTTTCAACATTTCGGCAAGAACAGTGTTCGCTTTTTGTGTAATAGAAGCGGATACGCTAACGCCGCGACGGGGGGCGCCAATATACATCTCGGCGCTGCCGTCCTCATAAATACGTATAGTCCAACATATACCCAATACTTTCGCATCTGGAATAGGAAGTTTAATAAGAATAATTGACCCCATATCGGTAGACGGTTTATCCGCCATCAAACTGTCTAGCAGTTTTTCGTTCATTATAAACGGTTTTCCATCCTTATCTGTTGCTACCTTGATAATAGAGGGTACACGATCCTTCGCCGAAAAAAATCTTAAAAACGGCTTAGACGGGGTCGGCACCATTTCGTAGAATTTCAACTCTAGGAGTGATGAATTGTAATTTTGCGCTTTTGGTAGAATAGATTTATAAATATAAAGTTTTGTGAGTTCAGGCTGCTCGGCGTTTGTAACTGCCGTAGATTGAACCCCCTTTTCTAGGCGGTCCAAACGCTGATCTACAAAACTACGATATTCAGTAAGCGTCTGTATAGCCGCCGCATTCATTCTTAGCGAAGTAGGAATTGCACGAAGTTGGGGAAAATAGAGTTTTACAAATCCTTCAAATACTGGCTCCAAAAGGGGTTGCTCAGGATTTAGAAGCGATTCTAAAGTCCATACGTGGATTGGTTGGGGCGGTTGCTGAGAAAGGGGTGTGTTTTCAATTGTTAATCCGCTATAGATTGTAGGAAATACCGGCTTCTTTGCATCATCCTCATAGATGCGCGAATCCGGCTGTCGCAAAACGGTTCGGTCGTGAGGATTCAGCAATCCCTCAGCGGGTAGAAACGGCCAACTGAACTCCAATGGCTTAAAATGATTCGGCTTCGTTTCCAGTGCAATAAAGAGTTGATTTGGCGGAGTTGTTCCTAATACCGCCGAAATACGCTGTTTAACTTGAAACAGCGTTTCAAATGGAAAAATGGATGTAAATTTTGTTTCATCCAATTTTACGATACGACTCTCATCTAAATGAGATAGTATCGTAAGTGCCCGTGGTCCTAATGAGGGCAACCGGGACGGTTCTATTATGTCCATTGCTACTGTGGTTTGTGTTTTGAATTCTTAGGTCTAATCTAATTTTTTAGACCATCGTCTACCGTCTCCTTGTATTTCGGAGAATCCGTAATATGAACGCCGCAGTATTCAACAGGATGTGCTGCGAAATTTGTATATTCGTAGACACCGGTCGCTTCCGCCTGTTGTAAGATCCACGCAAAGTGATTCCAAAATTCCGGCGTATGTCCAATGCTGCTCGTACCTACGTGACTCATTTCGTGTAGCGCAACAAATACAATAATATTCTCCTGTACGAGGCGTTCCTGCTCATCGCGCTGCCGCAAGCACATAAAAATCTGTTCGCCCTTATTCACCGAGTATGATGTATATTGCGCATCGGGTGTAGATTCGCTAAACCGTTGTGCCGAGCAGTCAAAGTTATCAATCATTTGCTTCACGAACTTTTTATCATAATACTTAGCTTTGAGGTATTCACGGAGTTTTAGAAGGCGTCCTCGTACACGGGCAAGACGATCCGCCGCATCTTGCTTATCGGGAAGATTGCGGACGAGATACATTTGACCATCCACCGTAGATTTTGTGAGTGCGACAGGATACTTAGAATCCTTCATAGCAAGCCCCGCATAGCCTATACCTACTATGCCGACGAGGAAAGCCCACGGGAGAATAGATTCGTTCATATCCTTACTTTAGGCGGTACAAAATTGAGATTGTTATATATCCGTCTGTGCTTTCTAACAATGGGGAAGGAGTATATGGTGGTTTATGCGGAGACGCCACACGGTCTGTCGGAGAAAGTGTCGGCGGCTCTTGCTTTGAATTGGTATCCTAAGGGCGGAGTAGCGGTTACAACTATGCCGATGGTGGTAGGTGGGGAGGGTCGTTATATAAATGCAATTTCGTTCTATCAGGCGATGGTGCGCGAGGGTGGACCGCCTATCGTTATTCCTACGTCGGCTTTGTATACATAATTTGAAATAGATGAACTATGTTCAACTGTTTCAAAAAGGGGAGAGGGATTGGATACTTACGCAATCTCCAGCACACGGCGATTAACATCAGGCTCGATTGTGCTGTTGAGCCAAGGGCTTACATTCACCTGCGGATTCGGCGGCTCCGAGCGGAGATCCCAAGAGGCGTTACGGAGGGACTGACCGACCGTGTTGACACCGATGAGGGCACCAGCGTTCAAGAAGTTCTTGCCCGCAATATCACCCGCGCCCTGGGGGTTCACCTGCGCCCACTTGGAGTTCGGGTCGTTAGGCAGCAGCTCCTGCGGCGCAAGCTGGTTCTTAGGATAACAGTTGGATGGCGTCGAAGCAGCGGCGAACGGCATGGGGGACGGCGTGTCCTGGAAACCCTCGCGTAGGTTATTATTGTTGTTGTCGTTCATTCCAGGGTTCGGCGGCGTATCGGGGCTTACCGTCATGCCGAGAGGGGAACCATTCTGGGGCGCATTCATAATACGGGCGAGGTCAACAGGTCCAGGGTTAGGGAAAGCATTAGCAGGGGTGCCCGTCATAGATGACGGACCAGTGGTATTAACAATATTGCCGGAACTCTGGAAACCCTCACGGTGGTGTTTGCGCTTTAGCAGTCCACCCAGTGTAGGATCTAATACAAAAAATAGACCCAAGGCAACCAATACGGCTAGACCAACCAGGAGTGGTGTTCGCTCAGACATTTTCTCTAATTCCCTTGTTTGTATTTTTTTTACGCCTCGCTGTTTGTTGATTCATCGTCATCGGTCACCCAATCACTAAATTGGGACTCATCGTCGGACACTTCATATTTTCCAAAAAAGTTCGCCATTGCACTCAAGGCAGTTTGTCTCGCTTCGTCGGCGGTCCGGAAGAGGACCTTAACTTGTTCTTTCGCATCCGCCTTCTCTTTTGCTATTAATGCCGGGCTACGCAAGGTCAGGGTCTTCGCGTCAGTGGCTGCCTCAAGATCGTTCACCTCCTCAATCTCCTTTGCTGGAATAGCCGGAGTCTGCCAATCAAAATCAATGACATCAGTCTTGGTATCGGGCTCTACAAACTTTACTGCAAACTTTGGTGAAATGGTAGACCGGGTAATTAGAATACCAATTAACTCCAAATCAACAATAGAATTGGTATATGCGCCCTCCTTCACATCAAAGAAAAACTCTTTCTCTGTATACTCGCTCCAGTGAGGCTTATCGTCTTTATCATATACTATACCCCATCGCGGCGTAATACGTTGTAACGAATCGTACGACGGCTTATTCTTAAACAACGTCTCCGTCTTTGTCAGCTCAACAAGAACAGTCTGCTCAAGCTTATCAAACTTCTGTTGTACTGACGCCTCGGGAAGAACTGTAAGTTTACTATTCATTCGTAGACGTACACCTAGCCGTGTAGGGCTCGCCATCGGTACATAGAAATAAACACTGTTGCCATCAGCGCGACGTTCCGGGACTCCAAACATTGGTTCTGTTTGGAACTGCGATGTACGTTGAAAAATAGTTCCGCACCCCATTTCAATGACGAACGGATCACAGAGAGACCGGTATACAGAAGCAACTGGTGATTTAGCAGAACATATAGGCGATAAAGTACTATTATTATTGAAGTCTCCCGAAAATCAAGCACGAATCCAATCGGTCCTGGACCCGATTATTTCACATATTATTAATCGTATTTTTCCATATATACTGCTTTCAGCAATACTCTTTTTAATTTTATTTATTTTGACCATTGGAACATTTTATATGGTAATGCGCACATCAGCAACAATGACTTACAGCACCAAGATATCAGATCTCTAAAAGTTTACTGAACTCATCGGCGTCCATATCCTTCAGATGATTTGTACGCAATTCGTCCAAGTAAGGAGTCTCGCTACTGATTACGTCCTTATCACCCTTCTTCCAAGCAGACCACTTTATCCACTGCTTCTCGCTCATAAGAAGTTCCGCTGTCTCAGTCCGCCCATTGAGCATATCAATCGCCCTGTCGTACGGAAGGAAGTCAGTAATATGGATAGACTCAAGTGCCTTATGAAGATTGCCCTTGTATTTGATGGTAAAGTACGATTGCTTGAACGGTAGCGACTTCGCCTTATTCGTATAATCGGATCCCATCAGAACACACATTTCCAGAAACTGTAGGTAAGTAAGTCCGGCGTGATGGAGAATATTGTTCAGTTCATAGACAATCCAACCCGTGGTATCGCCTGGAACGCCCATCCGCTCAGGAACCAGCATCGTATGAACTCCGCGCGCCAACAGATCCATATCATTGCTCATCACCGCATCCAGCTCTCCGCGGCGCATCAGATACGCCAGCACATTGTCCGCTTCGCCATTGGCATTCAGAAAGAGGACCCCCGCCGCATACAAGAGTCGCTTCACCTCGTCCCGCTCATCGGTCGTTACATAGACCGACCCCGATGCGAGATTGCCAATCTCCTTCGCCAGAGTATTGCGCTGCTCATTCGTCATCTCGGCATTCTCCATATCGGTCGTCAACTGCTGCCGCTTCTGGTCATTCTTTAGTCGTGCCTCATTTCGCTGTTTAATCGTCTCACGCTTCTCATCAGGTGGCTTGCCATCAAAGACCGGCACAGGTATAATATTGTATTCCCTACATTTCGCAATCAGGTGCGCAATGTAAGTAATTGGATGTGTTTTGTTGGCTTTCGCCTTGTAAAGGAAACCAAGAATGTCAATGCCGACACGCTTAGTATTGTAGGAAGCCCAATCGGGTGTTTTTTTGGCGGCAGCCGGTGCTGCCCACCGGATCCAGCCGGTTAATCCACGGATGCCCATAGTAAGAAGTAGGAAATTCTAGGAAGTATAGAACACGTATTTCGGAATGCTGAATTAGCGGTTTGACAGTAGAGGAGTCAATTTTTTCATGTCTTATCCGGTACACTCATTCGCATACTCATATCCTGTGGAACGGTGGTTTTTGCTAGATTACGTAAGCGGGTTAATTCAGGTGTAACTAAACCGCACATCACATACTGTTTCTCTTCAGGAGTTTTCCCCTGTCCAAAAACCCATAAAAATTCAAAATGGGGTGCGAGGGCGGCTTTGAGCACATAATACGCAAATACGCTTGTGTTTTCCTCCCATTTATGGGTTGCCCGTGCTAAAAGCTGTGTTGCCTGTAAGTCCTGCCACTTACGTTGTTTATCCCACAATTTTCCATACCACGCACACGCCAGCCATTCTGCATACAACTCCGTCCACGCTTCAAACAAATGCGGATTGAGTTTATCGGTCTTATTCATCTTCCAGCAAGGTGCCGGTGTCGGTCCAACTTCCCAGTCCCACTTCATTGCGTGAATCATTTCGTGAATAAGTACCCGCTCCCATTCCTCGCTACGATAAATTACAATATTCGGAGTGCCGACAGTAGTCCATCCGCCGTTCACCTGGGCTTTCGTCGGCCACTGATTCGCCTTGATTTCACGCGGATCATTGCGAAACCATATATAAATATTAAATCCTGGTGCGGCGCCTAACCATTTAAGAATGGCATCGGTTGTTCGTGCAACTTCCGTAGCCTTACCGAGGACCGGTGTAATCAAAAACAGTGTACTTCCCTGCCAAAGCTCATATTTAAATCCCTTAGTGGCTGGGTTTTCTAACAAAGAGAAAATAGTCTGCTGTTCCCAGCCGCTAGATATCTGCTTTTTTGCTTCGGCGAACTCTTGCGGGCTTAGCGGCTGGGGCTGCCTTTGCGGTCTCAGCGGGGGCAGAGGAAGGAGCAGGGCTAGTGCCGACTGGCTCATTTTGTACTGGTATGTCTTTTTTATGTATTTGTATTTGCTCGCGCACTTGTTGCAGCGGCAGTAAGGTTGAATTGGTTCTTACCGTTTCAAACAAAAAGAGTACTGCTGATTCTAGTGATAGGGGTGTACGATACGATGTATGCGGCTCGGCGGTTGTCAGCGACTTCATCGCCAGCCAAAAGACATGCGGCTCTAAGAGGGTATGTTGGCGCTGAATGGCGGCGGCACAACTATCTATAATCTCAGGACCCGTTTGGCAGAAACTGAGTGCCTGATACACAATTGCCCTTAGCCATTGAACGACTTTGAGGTCGGGTTTCCTGCCGGACCGTGCATTTTGAATGAGCGACGCTACCATCTCGTCGTAGAAATCTTGAATACGCCTCGGCCACTGGGCTGGGACCTGATTCGGCAAATACTTCTGAATTTCCTCTATACGTTCAATACGCCCTTCGCATTTCTCATAGGCAAGTTGAGTCGCAAAAAGCGACGGAACAGCGGTTTGCCACGTCTCATAATTCATTCGCGGCATACGGTAGCGTACAAACGCGTCATCTAGAAGCGCAAGCGGACCGGTTATTTCGCGTGCAGTGAGCCAGAGCATACCAGAGGCTTCGGGTGGTAGAACAAACTGTTGAATGATGGCACGGACACGAATAGCGGCGGCTAAAGACAGACTATGAGCGCGTCGTAGAACAATCAGTTTACGCGATGATGACCGTAGGCTATTGAGCACATCACCACTTGAAAAGAAATTCGTCAGCAAATCGCCAATAATCTGTTTATCTTGCATTGATAGGTTCGGAATATCAATTTCAAAATGATAGGGGCTTGTAAACACTCGGGCTTCATAACTATCGCCTACCGTAAATGTCCTGGTTTCTAGCGGATATGTAATCTTTCCCTTATTTTCTTCTTCAATCAAACGTCGGAGTTCCTTCGTTTTACCGGATCCCGTAGGACCAATAAATAGGAAAGGAATATCCAATCGCTTCATCATTACTGATTATGATGAAGTGATGGGTTTAGACGGGGTGGGGTTCACTGACTGCCCGCCGCCAACGTATCCCGCATATTACTTATAGTAATTGTGGCTATACTTGCCGACACAAGTGTACATGGCAATATAACAATCATAACAATTCCAAGGATAAACTGAATCATTTGCGTAGGATTATGGCTGAAATGATACAGCGCAAGCGCGTAGGCAACGAGCGAGGCAACAAAACTAAATACGGTCACAATCGCCATAAGTTTCGTGTTTTGTGCCGAATCCTTTGGCAAGAGCGTGCCGTAGGTAACTCCTACAACAATGGCTAACATCGCGCAAATAGATGCCGAGACTACATACGGCAAATTAAACGACATACTCTATTATATATTTAGTTTATCGCCTCCGAGCACCTCCTCTTATTGCCGCCTTGGCTGTATCTCCAAACGCCATTGCAAAGCCGTCCCATTTAACGCCGGTGCCGGGTGGAGTTGATATAACAACTGCAATGCCACATAATACCAGAATAGATACAATAAGTGGTACAAAGAATCGGCGAAAGTAGACATCATTAATCACCGGATCTCCGTGTTGCTTTCTCTGCCTTGCGGCTTGAGACTTATTACAAGAAGGATTCGGTGTATCCATTTACAATGGTTCATCTTTTTCTAATTATACTATAAGAAGCCGGTCAACAATGTCAACATTTCAATGTAGTCCTGCGTTACATCGCCGGGATGGGGACACTTGTTTACCACATACTGCTCTTCAGCGCTTAACTCGTGCGTGGAACAAAACTCATCCCCGGCATAAAATTAGTGTCCGAAAGACACGGAAAAATGGAAAACAATCTGCCGGCGAAGAGTCGCAGAACAATCTAACTCTCTGGAATCAATTACGCGAAAAGATGAAATCGCACTACAAATGCGATACTGAGTTTTGCGCCGTCAAGAAAATGCCTGGAATATCTGACACCGATAAGAAAGCGCTCAAAGGATTTTTCAAACCCGAAAAGCCCCAAAAATGGGATAAGAAGCCGACCGATTGGCTAGATAGTTATAATATTGAAGATGTAATGAAACAATACGAAGACGCCTATCCGTATTTTGATTTTATCGGTCCCGTCCCTATTGATTTTGATGCCAAAGACGAAAACAACTGGGGGAAGTGTATTGTCAATGAACTATGTAATCTTGATTTGAAGGAATTAGCCAAAAAAGGAAAAACAAAGATTGGCATTATCTTTAACTTAGATCCTCACGACGAGCCGGGCTCGCATTGGGTATGTGCATTTATTGATCTTGAAAAGAGCGCCGCCTACTATTACGATTCGTACGGATACAAACCTCAAGAGGAAATTGTACGACTTCTTAAACGTTGTAAGGACCAGGGCTGTAAGAATATCTATTACAATGATATTCGCCATCAGCGAAAAACATCGGAATGTGGTGCATTTTGCTTATTAGTGATTATATGCTTGCTCAAAGGCAAAGAGTTTCTAGATATTTGTAAAAATATGGTCAATGATGACGAAATGAATAAGATTCGTGATATTATATTTGCCGAAGAGACGCCGCGAAAAGGGGCTTTAGAGGAGGCATTAAAAACATTCTGTATCTAATCTTTCAGCGTTCTGTTGGAATTTTACGATATATGTTGGTAGTTTAGAAAGATGTCCGGACGCACAAATGGTCCGCAGCAGAACTTGTTTCTAAACGGGGCGAACTACTCCAAAATCGTAGGATTTTTACGCACACGCTATGCGAAAAAAATGGGACTCTCGGCTCTACCCGAAAAGGTGGACGAGAAACTCCAAAAGTACACCCAGCATTTTATGACAGAGGTTGCCCGTGTTCAAGGTCAGGATAAGCCACAGAATGCCCTTGCGACCGAAGTCATCCGTGAAACGGAAATATCTATGGACGCCTGGCTGCGCAAGCAGCAGGCGGCACAGCCCCCTACTACGGTCTCTGTAGGTACCTATCCGCGCGGCGAAGACGTATCTCGCCTGTTCCAGGATACTAGCACCCGTTACGAGAATATGATGGCATCCCGTGCACCCATTCCTATTCCGCAGGTCGGTCTCCCCGATTTCCGTGCACCCGAGCCCGAGTTGGACGAAGAGGAAGATCCCGTACTGTTGATGCAGCGTGAGACGAAGCGCCGTGAAGACCAGGCACGTGCCCTCGGCATCCCTATTGCGCCTCCTGCTCCTGCCTTTCCGAACAAGAAGGTGGAGTCAGCTCAGAATGGAGCGGCGTCGGTGATGCCGCCCCGTCTAGAGATTCGCGAGGAGGCGCCGCCCTCGGCGACGCAGCCCACCCCGCCTCAAGCCGACCCGCCGCCGCCCCAGCTTGCACCTCGCCCTCAAGACTACATCATCCCCCAGGAGGATGTCGTCAAGTACCGCGAAACCGAGTACAACGTCTTCATTACGAGCTCCGACCGTAACTGGCTCCTCAATAATAGTGAAAACCGCTATAACTTCTCCGTCATTTTCAATACAGGTAATACCACTGGGGCTCTCGGCTATAATGGTGCTGTCCAGCAGCGTTTCCGTAATATCCAGCGTATTGAGTTCGTGAAGGCAATTGTGCCGATTGAGTCGCTCACAGCGCTTGTACGTGTAACCGCCGATACGCCAACCTACGACACCAGCCGTGTAGTAAATATCTTCTCTCTGCCCTTTGCCGGTGTACGTATCGCCGAGCTCAATAACAACTCCTTCTCTACAAATCCTGAAGAGGATAATACGTTTGCGATTGTCCAGTACGATACGACCTGGTCCTCCGATTTATACGTTCCCCAGTCTTATTTACCTGCAGGATCCGCTGGAAATGGTGCTGTCCCTGCCGATAAGACCGGTTACACCGGCTTTATTCCCAAGTTCCTCAAGACGCAGCGTGTATATACACCGACGCCCCTTGCAACACTCAATAAACTATCTATTCGTATGGAGCGGCATAATACGGAGCTCATCAGCCCAGACCCCGATGTCTTCTTCATTAACCGTATTCAACTCAGCGATTTGCTCACAAACTTCGGCGGTACCGGCACCACAACTGATAATACAAATTACTCTAGCGCAACGGCGACGGATGCCGAGAATCCCTACATCTTCATCAAAACCACGAACTACTTCTTATTCAGTGCTATTTCCGAAGGTGATAATATTAATATACAAGGCTGTACCGTTACGCCCTCTAGCACACTCACAGCCAGCGGAGCTGTAGACTTTACGAACTATATTAACCAGAAATCTGGTCTCTATGTGGTTGCGACTGGCTTTATCGCTGTCACAGGTGGTGGCGATTCCACCATCAATCTTGGACGTAACAATGCCGGTTACTGTAACGTCATCATTGTCCGCAACCGCTTTGACAATCCTGCCACCACGGGTGGCACAACGCGCAATCTAGGTCCCTCCTATTTTGGCGGATTCTTATCCGAGGAGGAGGATGCGACCAGCGGCTCTACTGCCGGTCTCACCTACATCCTCAACACGCCGGCAACTGTCCAGACCGGCTGTGCCCTCATCAACATGAGCCGCCAGACGAATTTCGTCCTACGCATTATCACTCGTGATATGGATTCTACATCCAATATTCGTCCCGATAATGTCTAAATCTCTTCCCGACAAACTCTACCGATATTATTTTTATGTAATTGGTAGAGGGATGCTTAACACAGGCACCATAATCATTTTAGTTCTAGTGGTTGTGTTTATAACAACCTTTATTGTACCTCTGGTAAAACGCCGTTATGAAGAGGGATTCGCCGACCGTGGCGGCTCTACTGCTGGTTACAGATCGTATATGGCTGGTTATCTCAGTGAGCGCAAAAATATGGTTGAGAGTGGCAAACAACTCTACAATAATCTTGGTGCGAGTCTAAATCCTATACT